AACATTGTTGACCGCGTCAACGAAGCAAACTACGGAGAGCTCGATGGTATTAAGCACATATCGGGCCAGCATGCTATCGAGTCGTTAATCACTCATGAAGGGTATACTTGGGTAGTGCTCAACAACGTCTTCAGAGAGCAAAATAATCAGTTTTTCTGCTTGAGGTTATCATGAGTTTTTCTTCCGGAACCGCGACAAGTTTAGAGGACTTGCTGGATAAGTTTCGCATTTTTGCCGAGACTTCAGGGTACACCACGAACCGCTTCGCCGCCAGCGGAGCAGGGTACGTGTTGAACCTGCAAAAAGCAGGCAGCTACGCCAATACTTTGTACTGTAACCTGCGTTCTTATCATAACGAGGATCCAGCTGGGCAAATCCCACAAGCAACGACCGGCGTTGTCGTGAACATGTCGACAGGGTACAGCGGAGCGGCAGACATAATGGATCAACCAGGCGCTCCGGCAGCGATGAACGCGGCTACCACCTATTACGGGGCTTTGATTTACCCCGTCAGTGTGGTCGGTAAGTATTGGTTTTTCTCTGACACTTCGCCTGAGTTTCTGGCTGCAGTAATTCAGTTACCAAACACAGAATTCCGGCACACAGTATTCGGAGAGATCGAAAAGACAGACGCGACTGTCCCTGGAGGAGAATTTTTCTACGCTACCAACGGGATGAATCAAACCAACCCCACTGCAGTTCTACCTTTCGAACCTACGGCAGGCGCCGGGCAAACTCCCAGCCATTCGTATATCCGCCTGGACCTTGATGAACGTTCAGGGTGGTGGATGGCGGGAGCGAAGGATACTTTAGGTACCAGTTGGTCGGCCCCTGGAATTGTTTTTGGCGCTAATTACATCGACCAAATTGCAAGAAAGTATTCCAAGAACAACTTCAGCCTGATGCCGTCATTGCATCCGTTCAATCTTTATGGCCTTAGACAGGACGGCAATCGTTCGCTCTTGGGGTACATCCCCAACTGGCGCTCTGGAAGACGAGATGGGTTTGTCGTAGATCAAGAATACCCGTTGGGCTCTGATACTTGGATGGCGTTCCCGGCTACGACCGTGGACTCCCTTTATTCCTTAGTCTATAAGAAGGTTGTATGACGGACGGAGTAAATCCTCTTGGCGTAATCACCTTTACTTCCGCGTTCCCGGAAACCGCGAACGCGCAAGTCACTCGCCCGGTTCCTGTACCTGCTTATTCTACCTTGAATCCGCAGTCTGTTGCGTTGGCTCCAGACGTGCGACGCATAGCCTACCCTTGGCGCCGTATCGAAGTTAAACAAGGGGTCTATGCTTACGGGTTTGGGAATGATTTTTTCAATCGTATTCATATCTTCCCTAACCCCTTAGACTTCGGGTACATTTCTTCTCCGGTGCGAAAGACGTTCCAGATATGGAACGCTTATATCACTCAGCCGCAATTACTGGCAGGATTCAACCCGGTCAACGATCTTGGGCTGTCCTTGAATAGCGATATTGCGCTCTCTTATTTATTCAAACCGCTCGAAGCTCAAGATTTCTTTATCGATGCGGAACTTTGCGGGCCCGGGGACGTGGACGCGCGATACGAATTTTCATTTAGTGGTCTAGGGGTGTATTCAGCCCGTATTATCGGCAGTCGCACTCGCGTTTTCCCTTTCCAGCCCAACTGGGAGAGCCCTGTCAAAGAGCGGCTGGAATGGTTGACCAATGTTATGACTGTTCGCAGCGGAAAAGAGCAGAGAGTCCGACGCCGGCAGCACCCCCGCTTACTTCTTGAATACTCTCCGACTTTGATCCGGAATGACATCAACCATCTTGAGACTGTATTGTTTGGGTGGCAAGGTAGAGCTTGGAGCATGCCGCTGTGGATGCACGGGCAGCCTATCATGCAAGCAGTCAATACAGGAGAATCCCAAGTGTATTGTGACACGGAGGGCTACGAGTTCAATGCCGGGGATTCAGTCTTATTCTATCAGAGTCCGGACTTTTACGAGCCGGTGGGCATTCTTAGAGTGGAAGCAGATCGGCTGGTGCTGTCTTCCTCGGTCTTCTCCACCTGGAATGCAGGGACATGGATCTACCCTATTCGCGTAGGGTTCCTTCGGGATGAGATTCCGATGGAACATATCAGCGGGCATGTAGCCAGAGGACAGGTTCAGTTCTGGAGTCAACAGAACAAGAACAGAAGCGCAACCGCGTTGCCTATGTATGATTCTCTCCCTGTCCTGGAAATAACTCCAGATCGATCAGAATCCTTGCAGAATCGATGGAACCGAGAGGTTAAAACCATTGACTACGGAGTAGGACAAGCTCGTGTGTTCGACAAGAATGATTTCTCTAAAACAGTAAGGTCTCACCGATTCCTTGGCTTGGGGAGAAGCCGTATTACCGAATTCAGAAACATCTTGTATCATGGGCAAGGAAAGTGGAAAAGCTTTTGGGCAGGAACCAATAACGCCGACATGCATTTAGTCGAGCCAGTGGCCGACAACGGCGCTTTACTGGTCATCCGATTGATTCACTACACTCGCATGATTAATCTGGACCCTTTGCGAAACCGAATAAGGATCCAACTTAAGAACGGGGTCGTGCATTACAGGCGTATTTCTGGGTGCGATGATGTAAACTCTCCTCCTAATACGGAAACGTTGACGATCGACACTCCGATAGCGCAAGGATTTTCTCATAACGATGTGGAGATGATCTCTTTCTTGCAGCGGGTTCGCTTGAATTCGGACGCTATTGAAATAAATTGGGAGCACCCAGGTGTGGCCGACACAACTGTTTCTTTGATGAGTGTAATCGAATGAGCTTTGATACCTACGAATTATCGGTAGAGGCAGGATCGCCGACTGAACTCTATAAGTTCAATTACGGGCAAACCTTGTATCGGTATTGTTCGAATGACGGAGGTGGAGTTTTTGAGTATCTCGGAGAGGTTTATCAACCTGCCGCGATCGAACACCCAGGGCACCGGCTCAGCGAAGATATTTCAGGGGGGTCCTTCGAGATTTCCGTGCCCAGGGATTTTCCTCTTGTGACTCTTTATATCCAGGCCCCTCCTGAAGACGTTATTACAGTAACAGTTCTGAGCCTACACCTCACCGACGAAGACGCGGAATATATCATCAACTACAAAGGCCGGGCTTTAAGCGCCTCCTTGAAAGACGACGAAGCGGTTATCGTTTGCGAATCCATCTTCAGTAGCTTGAAGCGGCCAGGGCTGCGCAGAACTTACGACACACAATGTACGCATCCGCTCTATCGGGGAGGGTGCAAGCTAGTGAAATCAGCTTTTCAAACCTTTGGCACAGTGCTGGATGCCACTCGAACTCAAGTGATAATTCAAGAAGCGGCAGACAATGTCGATAACTGGTTCAAGGGCGGGCAATTCGAATGCGGGGACGTGCGGAGAGTTATAACTGCAAGCTCAGGGGTAGTACTGACTCTGATGCACCCCGTTCCTCCTTCGGTTATCGGGCAGCCTTGCAAGATTTACCCTGGCTGCGACCACACGCCGGGCGAAGATGGGTGCAGTAAGTTCAACAACATCATTAATTTCGGAGGCCAACCGTGGATCCCCGAAAAGAACCCGTATACGGGCGACACAATATTTTGGTAAGGAGAAGGATATGCCTTGGTGGTGGATTGCATACGCGGTAATTCTTATTATCTCGACAGCCTTGCAGATCGCTTTGAGGCCCAAGAACAATGCCCCGAAATTGTTGCCTGGAACACTCGATAACATTCCCATTGCCGAACAAGGGGCCCGGATACCTGTGTTATTGGGAAGAGGATACCTTCGGCAGCCGAACGTGGTGTGGTACGGGAGAGCGCATGCTGAGCCTATTAAATACAGCGGTGGCGGAGCAAGCTCTTAATGGACATGGATTTAGCAAGGAAGCACTGGAGTATGCCAGTAAAGGTGCAAGACGCCCAGGCTTTAGGGTATTGTGTGCGGGGACTTAGGCGAGCCTGGAATAGTAACGGCAAAGAGATAAACGGAGTGACTTTCGAGCAAGCTATTCATCAAGGAGTAACCTTGGGTTGGCTGATCGAAACCGGGAACCCTTACACATTGCGTTTGGCGGAATTTGTCTTGGAGAAGGCGACTCGTGGCTAGTGGAGGAAGCAGTCAAACTATAGGGTATTGGTACTACATGAGCGCTCATCTCATGCTGTGCCATGGACCTGTGAAAAAGTTCAAGCGCATTCGCATTGGAGATAGGGTTGCCTGGACTGGGGATGTAGCAGTGACAAGTACCATCTCTATCGACAAGCGCGAACTATTTGGCGGGGAGATGAGAGAGGGTGGGTTTGTTGGGCCGGTTCGTCTGATCATGGGAGACGAATTCGAAGAGGTCAACAATTATCTGGACCAAGTTCTACCTCGAAATTACGGAGGCGACACCCCGGAAGCGGACAGAGAGATTCCAGCTTTTCGAGGTATTGCAGCTATCGTCCTGATGGATGACGCGGTCGCCGCGAATAACCCTAACATTCGTCCGATCAATGTAGAGTGCGTCACGGTTCCGGCAGAGCAGTGGTACCCTGCGACGTCGACATTCTACACACAAGCGACTGCGGATGATCCTCTTGATGAGGTAGGGGTCAACCCTGCACACATGATCTGGGAGTGCTTAACTAATTCTCAGTGGGGGCTTGGTTACACTCCTTTAGACGTCGATGACACTTCGTTCCGACAGGTCGCAGACACTTTGTACGCCGAAGAGTTCCAGATGAATATGACCTGGAGCGGAGGAGAGAGCCTAGAAGACTTTATCTCTGAAATTGTGCGACACATCGATGCCGTCTTGTACGTGCACCCGAGAACCGGGCTATTTACGCTCAAACTGATTCGAGAAGACTACATCTTAGAAGACCTAGAGCTCTACGACGAGAACTCCATTATCACTATGGAATCCTTTGACCGTCTGGGCGTGGGGGAGTTGGTCAACCAAGTCACTGTGCTCTGGTACGACCGCAAAAAAGACAAGAAACGCCCAGCTACCGTGCATAATGTACCGACTCAGGAGTTACAAGGGGGCATAGTAGCGCAGACTTTCGAATTCGGAGGTATCCCGAACGCGGACTTGGCGGCCAAAGTCGCAGCACGAGAACTGAAAAAGCTAAGTTCTTCCTTGTCTCGAATGGTCATCGTCACTAATCGGAAAGGCGGAAAGAAATTGCCGGGAGATGTATTAAAAATCTCATGGCCGGATTATCAGATTCAAGAAGGGATCTACCGAGTCGTCAAAGTCGAGTTTAGCAAGTCAGATTCGAGTGAAGTAAGGCTGCATCTAATTGAAGATATTTTCGGATTCGGCAATCTCTTGTATGCTCCTCCTCCGGAGACAGGGTGGGAAGATCCTATCAGCGAACCTGCCCCTCCTTTACAGCACCGTCTAACTGAAGGGCCTTACATTCTGGTTGAGCGGCAGCTCCTCGAATCTCAAGCGTTGATTTCGGAGCTGGATCCGATGGCTGGATTTGTTACCTCGCAAGCCACCAAGCCAAGCTTTGACGCTATCAGTTACAACTTACTGACCAAACCTGCCGGAGGGGAGTACGTGCTAAGAAGCACAGGCTCTTTCTCGCCGACTGCTATCTTGCAGGAATCAGCGGGGCAAGAGGTACAGTCAACTTGGCAAATCTCTGATGGGCTTCTGCTCTCCAACGTGACTATCGGACAGTTCGCGATCATAGACGATGAGTATGTGCAAGTCACGGACTTGCAGACAACACAAATGACCGTCAAACGAGGTGTCTTGGATACTGTACCGACTTTCCATGCCGCCGGCGCGACGATATGGTTTGCGGAAGAAGCCAGTGCCTTGGATTTCACTCAATGGGCTTCAGGCACCACCGTGTATGGAGTGCAGTTGCCGCTGACAGGGAAAGGCACACTCGCCATCGAAGCCGCGGAGGCGGACAGTCTCGTCATCAATCGTCGGTGGTATCGCCCTTATCCTCCTGGAAACTTCAAAGTCAACGGAGAATTCTGGCCTACAGGCCAGGCAGTCGGCGACATTGTGTTGACCTGGAGCCACCGTGATCGGACGCAGCAGCTGTCCGGTTATCTGGCTCAAGACGCAACCAGCATAGGCCCTGAAGTGGGGACGACTTACACCGTCCGAGTTTATAATCGAGCAGGAGCCGTGGTTCGAACTGTAACTGGTCTCACTGGAACGACCTGGACATACGATTCCTCCATGGAAAGTGCTGATGTTCCTGGCGCGGCCTATAAGATAGAATTAACTTCGGTCAGGGACGGAGTAGAAAGCTGGCAGCCTCAATTCATTTTTATTGTGAGAGAAGCCGTCGGTTGGGGATATAATTGGGGTAATTTCTGGAGCGGTTCTCCTGTAGCGTGAACCGAATAACATAGGCAGAGGGAAAATATGCCAGCAATACAAGATCCGAATTTCGGTCTTTACTACGGGTACACGGTAGGGGAAGACGGATGGGGGGCACAGATGAGCACCAACCTGCAAAAGTTGGGCGCTCTGATACACTTGGGAGTAATAAGCTCAGGGCAAAGCGCACCTCCTGGAACCCCTGCTGAAGGGGACAGGTACCTAGTGGCTGGGCCTTCCGCGACAGGAAGTTGGACCGGACAAGAAGGAAAGATTGCCGTTTACGTCCAAAGTGCATGGCAATTTCATTCGCCTGCTATTGGCTGGACAATGTATGTGGAAGACGAAGGAGTGCAGCAAGTCTTTACTGCTTCGGGGTGGATTACAGCTTCAGGAGAGCAGCCTTACGACTTACATTGCACATATAACGGGCGCATGGATAATGGAATTACCTTGCTCCGGGTGGCGTTCCCGAGAACCACTACCTTCCTGGCGGGGTTGCCGTCAAGTCAGGCCAAGTCGGAAGCTGCCGCTACCGCTTCTTCGGTATTTACCATTTACAAGATTTCCGGGGGCGTTCCAAGCAGTATCGGGACCATTACTTTTGCTCCGGCAGCTACCTCCGGGACTTTCGCAATGGCGTCTGATCAGATTTTTGCGGAGGGAGATATGATGGAAGTGGTAGCGCCAGCAGTCTCAGATGCAACATTGGCGGATATTTCACTCACGATCGTAGGGAAGAGGTGACATCATGGTGATGAGAGTTTTTGATGGGTTCAATAATTACGGTGCCGTCGCTGACGTCTACGAGGCGTGGTCCGCTACAACCAGCCTGCAAAGCATAGGAACAGGGAGAAGAGCGGGGACCAAATCATTTCAAGGAACTTCAGGAGCCAATCTTCTGTTCCGTATCTTGGATAGCCAAAGTAATTGGGTGTTGGGGTTTGCGTATTCGCAATCCAACGCGGTCACGGCCAATACTTTGGTGTCGATTAGAACCTCGGCAGGAGAGCAAGTAAGTCTCAGGGTCGACACATCCGGTCAGCTGTATGTCAGCCGAAACGGCACCACCTTGTGGACTTCCGGTTCCGACCCTGTCT